AAAGGAATCGTGACTTTCAGGAACGCATGTCCTCAACATCACACCAGCGCGAGGTAAAGGACCTTTACGCAGCTGGACTTAATCCGATTTTGTCGGCCAATAAAGGCGCATCCACTCCAGGTGGAAGCATGGCAACGCAACACGACACAGCAACACCAGCAATCGCAACAGCGCGCGAAGCGGCGCGCACGGCTCAAGAAATACAAAATCTCCTAGAGGCACAAAAGAAAACTAAACAAGAAACTCTCAATCTCCAACAAGACAACAACATCAAAAAGCCTCTGGAAAAAGCCGCACTCGGCAACATGTCGGCAATCGACCTTGCCACCACGACTCTAAGCAATGCTCTCGAAGACGTACCGAACGCAGCACAGCGCGTTCTAGAGTACGCAAAAAACGAAACAACCGAAGGCATCGCCTCGGCAGCAGCAGGCGTCAGGCAAAAATTCGAGCAAATCATGCCGGTCAATACGCCCGCTGAAAAATTGCGATCACAATGGCAACGCGAACGCGTTGAGATCGCAAAGCTCTACGAAGAAATACAGCGTCGCAAACAGTCGATGAAATCGAATGCACCACGTCGACGCGATTACTAACTACCTCTACTGGAGACTCTCAAATGCAAAAAAATCAACTGCAAAAAACGGATCCACAGATCCTTAAATCAACCGAGGGAACGGGTATCCGTCGCCCTCGAAGAAAAGTCGGGCTCGCTTGCGAACCCGGCTCCTCAAAAACAAAACAAACGTTCAAGGATGAGTGCAACATCAATAAAATTATCTCTAAATACCAAAAAACCGGCGCACTCGACCACGTTAATAAATATCAGCCGTCATACGGCTACGCGACAGCAATCGATTTCCGCGACAGCATGGAAATCGTACTCAGAGGGCAAGAAATGTTCGATGCCCTCCCGTCGAATCTGCGCAAGCGATTCGACAACAGTCCTGCAGAATTTCTCCAATTCGTGCAGAACCCAGCCAACTCCACCGAGGCAATCTCGCTTGGGTTGGCAATCAAAAAGGAAGTGGCTACGGAGAAACCTGCGGTGTCTCCGGCTCCTGCTCCGTAAAAAGAGCAGGCAATAAATAAACGCGGGGGCGGGGCCAAAAAATGAGGGTCGGTGCCTGGGCGAAAGTAGAACGAAAGCCCAAGCACCGACTCCACATCAAAATGGCCCCATGCCCCCCGCGTTCGCCCAGAGCCCGTAAGAGGCTCAAGGGCGAAAACGAGGGGGGCCATGGGCCCTCCCCTCGACACGCCTTCCCGGCGTGTCCTAGGCCTCCAAGGCCTTAAAAAACATCAAAAAGGGGTTCCCTCTGGGAACAGTTGCACGGAGGGGGTGATATAGCACAGACTTGTTGTGTATATCACCAGTGACCGGAAACGGTCACAAACCCACCAAGGAGCATGAAATGCGACGTTCAAAAATGAGCAAAAAGCGATCAAAAAGGCTGTTCGGTCGAACGGCCTCCCGGACCCAGTCCCTTAACAATCGGGGGAACCCGATGCGCGGCGGTATCCGGCTGTAAGCCGTGGCCTGCTACCGTCCAACTCTCGCCTACAAATCACTCAAGAAAAATGCAAGCGGAAAGTACCCGCTGCTTTTCAAGAATGGTCCTTATGCGGGCGAGCTTCTTCGCATCCCATGCGGCGGCTGTATAGGCTGCCGCGTGGACTATTCCGATCAGTGGGCAACGCGCATCATGCACGAAGCGCAAATGCACCAAGACACGTGCTATCTCACACTGACCTATGATGATGAAAAAGTCCCGTTCGACGGGTCCGTAAATAAATCCGATCTCCGCGCGTTCTGGAAATCACTTCGCAACAAAATCGCACCCACAAAAGTTCGCTATGTTCAATGCGGAGAATACGGCGACAAATTCGGTCGCCCTCATTACCACGCGGCCGTCTTCGGCTACGATCCGAAAGACAAACAGAAATTCAAAAAAAATAAACAAGGCCAGTGGCTCTATCGCTCCGACAGTCTCAACGAAATCTGGGGTCACGGATTCGTTACCATCGGCAAACTCGAAAGAGCATCGGCGAGGTACATCGCCGGATATATCTTCAAAAAAATTACAGGAGAAAAAAGTGAAGAACATTACACTGTCGTGTCCCGCGAAGGGACCATGCATCAGCTGCACCCTGAGTTCATTACCATGTCCAATCGCCCAGGTATCGGGCATGACTGGATCAAACAATTCCGCACGGATGTCTTCCCTTGGGACTTTGTCCCCCTTTCAGATGGCACTCAAACTAAGACACCCGCTTACTATGTCCGATGGTTGGAAAAACATGACCCGGAAGGACATCAAAAAGTCAAAATGGCGCGGCGCAAGCTGGCCATTAAACTCAAACCCGACAACACCTATCCTCGACTAGAGGTGAAAGAAACATGCAAAAAAGCCAAACTCAAAAACCGCAAAAGGGATACAGCGGAAAACTAGCGCACGTTCGACAGCTGGAAGCTATCGCACGGCGCAACATCAATCAGGAAATAAAAATGAAACTCAAAATCTTCACCATCTACGACAGCAAAGCTTTCGCCTACTTGCCGCCGTTCTATCTTCACAACGAGCAGATGGCTCAACGCGCATTCGGAGAATGCGTTAACTCAAAGGATCACCAGTTCGGCAAACATCCGCAGGACTACACGCTATTCAAAATTGGCGTGTTCGATGACGAAACTGCCGTCTGCGTGACCTTCGCGCCAGAATCTCTCGGCAATGGACTGGAACACCTCAGACCCAAAAACACGGAAAACGTGGATTGGGTAGAGGAAACACAAAAAATCGGCCTCGTAAAATAGCTCAGGACCGACGATCTTGGGATACCCTTAGGCAAGGTATCCCCTTTTTTTCAACTCAAAGGAAACTCACATGCGCTCAGCAATGTAACATCAATTCAGCCAGGTACCGAAGGCTGACATCCAGCGATCATCTTTCGATCGCTCTCACTCACTCAAGACAACGCTAAACGCCGGACTGCTCGTCCCGATCTTCGTGGACGAAGTATTACCCGGCGACTCGCACACGTTGCGGATGACCGCATTCGGTCGTCTCGCCACTCCGATTTACCCGATACTGGATAACCTGCATTTCGAGACGTTCTTCTTCTTCGTGCCGACTCGTCTCGTATGGCTCAACTTCAAAAAATTTATGGGCGAGCAAACCAACCCCGGCGACTCGACGGACTTCCTCGTGCCGACATTCAGTTCAACGGCAAACGTGCAGGAAGGCGAAATCGGGGATTACTTCGGTCTTCCCCTTACTACGCAATACGCAACCGTCAACGCTTTACCATTCCGGTGCTACAACAGAATCTATGCGGAGTGGTTCAGGGACGAAAATCTTATCGACTCACCATCACTCGCAACCAGCGACGGCCCAGAGGGCGGCGCACCTACGACAAACTACCCGTTGCAACGGCGCGGCAAACGTCACGACTACTTCACTTCAGCACTACCGTGGCCGCAAAAAGGACCGGGCGTAGATATTCCGCTCGGCATTTCGGCGCCGGTCGGCTTCAACGAAATCCTTGGCCCGAATATCACGATCAGTGATTTCGTAAATACCAATCAAAACGCGATGACCGCCGGTACCGCTAACGTCGGACTCGGCGCAGCAGACCCGGCAGGCATGCCACTGATCGCCGATCTCACTCAAGCAACCGGCGCAACCATCAACGCACTACGCGAAGCGTTTCAAATCCAGCGACTCTACGAGCGCGACGCACGCGGGGGCACTCGCTACACGGAAATTGTAAAGGCTCACTTTCAAGTTTCCAGCCCGGACGCACGCTTGCAGCGTCCCGAATATCTCGGCGGCGGCTACTCTCCAATCATCATTCACCCGGTCGCTAATACAGCATCCAATCAGACCGGAACAGCACGGGAGCAAGGCGACCTCGCAGCATACGGAACGGTGACCGCACACGGTCACGGCTTCACAAAATCATTCACGGAACACGGCTATATTATCGGCCTTGCATGTGTCCGTGCAGACCTCACGTATCAACAGGGACTCCATCGCATGTGGTCCCGGCAAACGCGCTTCGACTTCTACTGGCCTGTCCTCTCGCATCTCGGCGAGCAGGAAATACTTAACAAGGAAATCTACCGTGACGACTCGGCAAACGATGACCTCGTGTTCGGCTACCAAGAAAGGTACGCCGAGTATCGCTACAAACCGTTTCAAATCACGGGCCGTTTCCGCTCTACTTCAACAGCACCTCTCGACGCATGGCATCTTGCTCAAGAATTCACAGCTCTACCCACGCTCTCTCAATCCTTCATCGAAGAAAACCCTCCGATTGATCGTGTTATCGCTGTGCCTGCTGAGCCTCACTTCCTGCTCGACTGTCTCTTCAATCTTCGCTCCGCGCGCCCAATGCCAATGTATGGCGTACCCGGACTCATCGACCACTTCTAAGGGGCAATTCCAATGTCAGCAGTAGAAGGCGCAACAGCCGGTTCAACATTCGGTCCTTGGGGGACCGCTATCGGCGCAGGCATCGGCGGCCTCGCTTCCTTCTTCGGAGGGGAGCGGGGTAACCGCGCGTCTGCGCGGGAAGCTCAAAGGAATCGTGACTTTCAGGAACGCATGTCCTCAACATCACACCAGCGCGAGGTAAAGGACCTTTACGCAGCTGGACTTAATCCGATTTTGTCGGCCA